ATGCAAGCACTAGAAATCAAAATGAAAGAAGAATATGAGAAAAAGAAAGATCATAGAAAAAATAAAAAACAACAAACTGACAACACTCTGGAATAATAAGTCTTTAATCCTAGAAGGAATTAAGAACTATTTATTTACTACAGATACTATTGAGCAGATTGCATTAGAGCGCAACACTATATGTATGGCTTGCCCTAATTATGATGTTACCGGGGCTAGTTGTTTGGCACCAGGTTCACAACCATGTTGCTCTAACTGTGGGTGTTCGTTAAAATTCAAGACTAGAAGTTTATCTTCTGAGTGTCCTGTAAAGAAATGGCCGGCATTACTTACTCAAGAAGAGGAGGATGATTTATTATCTAAGTTATGAGCGTAATATTTAAATCACAAAACCACAAGTATGAATCTGTTGATTCATCTGAAGTAATAGAGTGGACTTCTGTCACCTCTTTTATATCTAAGTATAAGAAACCTTTTGATGCTCAGACTGTAGCAGAGAAATCATCTAAGTCTAAGAAGTCTAAGTGGTATGGTATGTCTGTACAAGATATCTTGCAAGCTTGGGAGAATGAATCTACTAGAGCTATTGATCAAGGTAACTGGTATCACAACCAGCGTGAAGCTGACCTACTTCAATTGAATACTATTGAAAGACATGGTTGTATTTTACCTATTATTAGACCTCTTATTACGGATGATATTAAATATGCTCCACCACAGAAGTTGCAAGAGGGTATGTATCCTGAGCATTTTGTATACTTAAAGTCTGCGGGTATATGTGGTCAATCAGATCTTGTAGAAGTGGCAAAAGGAGAGGTGAATATTACAGACTACAAAACCAATAAAGAAATCAAGAAGGAATCATATGTAAATTGGGAGGGTGTATCACAGAAAATGCTAATGCCTGTTAGTCACTTAGATGACTGTAACTTTTGGCATTATGCACTACAGTTGTCCACTTATATGTATATTATATTGAAGCATAACCCTAAACTTAAGCCAGGGAAGATCACTATTCACCACGTATTGTTCTATACAGACGGTACAGATAAGTTTGGAAATCCTATTACTAAGCTAGATGACCAAGGAGAACCTTTAGTTAAAAAGATTGTGCCTTATGATCTACCTTATCTTAAAGCTGAGGTTATTAACTTAATTAAACATAAGCAAGATGCTAATTAAACTATTTGACATAGTAAACAACAAAGTAGTACCTACGGAACACTGTTATACAATATCGTCTTTGAATGATATAATGACTGAGTACCCGGATGATTACTTAAAAGTATATACCTACCTGTTCTATATGACTTGTCCTAATCCTGATCTTAACCCTTTCTTTAATGTTCCTGAACATGAGAAAGAAGAGATCATTATGTCAGAGATTGATATGGATATTTCTACTGAAGACAATTTGATTATTCGGGGTATGAGCACGTGTAAGAAATTATATGAGACTCCTACGTATAGAACGTATGTAGGTATTAAGTCTATGCTAGATAGATTGGCCCATTATATGGAGACTACAGAAATCCAGCATGGTAGAGATGGTAACATCACTGCATTAGTAAACGCTGCTGCTAAGTTTGAGCAGATTAGGCAATCTTTTAAAGGGGCTTATAAAGATTTAGCTGAAGAACAACAAAGCCAAGTAAGAGGAAATATAGGATTAGCTTATGACCAATAATACGGAACAAAATTTATATGGATGGTTGTTTACATATAACCCCCATACCAAACTATGGAGTGCTTTTAAATCTGAGGATAAAGAAGCATATTTTAATAATACTAAAGAATGTAAGTCTAGGATTTCATCTAAGACAATTGATACATTACTTTATATGATTATTAAATATAACGGACATGTTGAAGAACCTGAAGATCTAGTAAATGAGTGAAATTATAGAGATACCAACCTGGGATAATGGTGCATGGACTATTAGTACATTTTCTTCTAAAGAGGAATGGAGAGAGTATGTACTTACATTATTTAAAGAACCGGGTCAGTATAACTTTAATGAAACAGCTTTATTGTTTAATAAAGAAGCCACTGTATTTAATAAGTTAGGCTTTTATACTGTTGCACCATTTAAATCTAAAGATTACATCTATTACTGGGATGATCAGAAAAAGAAATGTAGGACCGGAGTATTGTACAAGGATGGCAAGAATGTATGGTATCTAACTAGAGACTATTACATGTGGCTTAACTTCCTACCTATTTATGATAAGGAAGAGAAGAAGTTTGGATTTGCTAAAGTCCGGGATGCACAGTATCACATGGCATTGTATGAAGTACTAGCTGAATTGTACTACAAACATGTAGCAATCTTGAAGAAACGTCAGATTGCATCATCATACTTTCATGCTGGTAAGTTAATTAATTCATTATGGTTTGAAGAGGGTGTAACTCTTAAAATAGGTGCTTCTCTGAAAGACTATATAAATGATAAAGGTACTTGGAAGTTTTTAGATGAGTACGCATCTTTCTTAAATGAACATACAGCCTGGTATAGACCTATGAACCCGGATAAAGTTATGCTATGGCAGCAAAAGATTGAGGTAAGAAAAGGCAATAAGAAAACTGAGGTAGGATTAAAAGGTACTATACAAGGTATGTCCTTTGAGAAATCTGCAACAGCCGGTGTGGGTGGTCCTTGTCAGTATTTCTTCCATGAGGAAGCAGGTATTGCTCCTAAGATGGGGGAAACATATGAGTACCTACGGCCAGCATTACAGTCTGGTATGGTGACTACAGGTGTATTTATTGCAGCAGGATCTGTGGGTGATTTGGATCAGTGTGAACCATTGAAGAATCTTATCATGAATCCTGAAGCTAATGACATCTTTGCAGTAGAAACTAATCTATTAGACGGTAAAGGAACCATTGGTACAGCTGGATTATTTATTCCAGAACAATGGTCTATGATGCCATTTGTAGATAAGTATGGTAACTCATTAGTAGAGGAAGCTTTAGAAGCTATTAAAGAAGAGAGAATAAAGTGGAAGAAAGAGATTGAGCCTGATAAGTATCAGTTGCGTATTTCTCAGAAACCTACAAATATTGAAGAGGCATTTGCATTTAGACGGGAATCTGTGTTTGCAGTGCACTTACTTGCTGCTCAGTTGAGGAGAATTGAAGACAAAGAATATCCTTATGAATTATTAGAATTATACAGGGATGAACATAACAACTTAACCGTAAAAGACTCTAACAAATTACCTATCAATGAGTTCCCTATTTCTAAAAAGACGGAGGATAAAAGTGGCTGTCTGGTCGTGTGGGAGAGACCTAAAAAAGATCCCACATTTGGAATGTACTATGCAAGTATTGACCCGGTTTCTGAAGGTAAGACTACTACCTCTGATTCTCTTTGTTCTATTTTTGTTTATAAAGCCCCTGTTGAAGTATCTAGAGAAGAGAATGGAGAGCAGAAAACGCATATAGAACAGGATAAAATTGTAGCAGCTTGGTGTGGGCGTTTTGATGATATCAAAAAAACACATGAAAGATTAGAGCTAATTATAGAATGGTATAATGCTTGGACACTAGTGGAGAATAACGTATCTTTATTTATTCAATATATGATCTCCCAGAGAAAGCAAAGATATCTTGTAACTAAAGATCAGATCTTATTCCTGAAAGATATTGGTAGTAATGCCAGTGTATATCAGCAATATGGTTGGAGAAACACGGGTACATTATTTAAAGCACACCTTATCTCTTATGCTATTGAGTTCCTTAGAGAAGAGATAGACCATGATTATAAGACAGATGGCTCAGTTGTAAAGACAACATATGGTGTATCTAGAATACCGGATCCTATGCTAATCAAGGAGATGCTGGCATATAGAGAAGGATTAAACGTAGATAGACTTGTAGCATTTACAGCTCTAGTAGCCTTTGCAAAAATCCAACAATCAAACCGTGGATATTTAAAACGTAGAGAACTAAACCCTGAAAGTTTGGATAAGTCAAAAGATTTATATAAATTAAAAGTAGGGGCTTTTAGGCATATTGGGAAAAGCGGGTCTTCTAGCGGTATGCAAAGGCCAAAACAGGCATTTAAAAATTTAAGATAATGAACTGGTACATAAGTACTACAGCAATGGAAAATATTACAGTTAATGTAACTTACGTTAGCTATTATTCTGATGAAGATGATGATACCATTGAGATGAGTTTAGATGAATTAATAGAACAACCTAATACAACAATTACAGACTATGGCTTATCTTTATAGACATATTAGATTAGATAAAAATGAGCCTTTTTATATAGGAATAGGTAGTGATGCTCAATATAAAAGAGCTAACTCTATTAATCCTAGAACTAAACATTGGAAAAATATTATTTCTAAAACAGCTTATAGAATAGACATTGTATTTGATGATTTAACTTGGGAAGAAGCTTGTGAAAAAGAAAGAGAATTTATTTCTATGTACAAAAGAAAATGTGATGGTGGAATTTTATGTAATTTAACCCTTGGTGGTGAAGGTGCATATGGTAGAATTTTATCAGAAGAAAGTAAAAATAAAATTTCTAAAAAAGTATCTGGTATAAATCACGGGATGTATGGAAAATCTCATACTGAAGCTGCAAAAAATAAAATTGTAGAAGCTGCATCAAAAAGTGTAATTAATACAGAAACTAATGAGATATTTACATCTATAAAAAATGCTGCTATCAGTATAAACATAAGACCTAATACATTAACACGAAAACTTTCCGGTATTAGACATAATGATACAGTTTTTAAATTAATTTAAAAAAAGAAAATGCAACTTTTTAACGCACTGCAATTAAAAAATGGAGCAAAAGTAGAATACAATCGTATGTCTACTTTAACTCAACCTATACAGTTTATTCCTCGTAATGAAAAAAATGATGACTGGGCTGCTCATAATCTTGACTGGCTAGAATGGCAGGGCATGAAGCAGTTGCGTAGAAATGCTAGAAGGCTTTCTAAGAACTATAAGCTTGCTAAAGGTATTATTGATAAAACAGATTATGTTGTTGAAGAGGATGTAGAATATGCAGAGTTAATTGATGTTCTTACTAAAGAGGATCAGTCTGCATTAGAGTTAAAGTTTTATCCTATTATCCCCAACGTAATTAACGTACTTGTATCTGAATTTGCTAAAAGAAATACTAGAGTTAGTTTCCGTGCTGTAGATGAGATCTCATATAATGAGTTATTAGAGCAGAAGAGAGCTATGGTTGAGCAGAAGTTATTAGCTGATGCTGAGCGTAAGATGGTGATGAGTATGATTGAACAGGGTGCTGATTTAGAAGATCCTGAAATCCAGAAAGCATTATCTCCAGAAAATCTTAAATCATTACCTGAGATTGAACAGTTTTTCAAGAAAGATTATAGATCTATGCTAGAAGAATGGGCAGAACACCAAGCCCGTGTAGATGAAGAAAGATTTAAAATGGATGAACTTGAAGAAAGAGCTTTCCGTGATATGTTAATCACAGATAGAGAGTTCTGGCATTTCAAGATGAATGAGGATGATTATGAGATGGAGTTGTGGAATCCTTTAGTAACTTTCTATCATAAGTCTCCTGATGTAAGA